AATAGCAACAAAAAGTTTTTACTTTTGAAAAGTAGGTTGTCTACCTTTTGTTACTGTCGTTTTACTTGAATTAGAAATGGGCATACTAGAATTATTTCCTCTCATTAATTGACTGTTAACAGCTTCCATTAATTGGTCAGACTTATTTCTGTAAAACTCACCTCTACTTTGGAATAACTTGGTAGGTATTTTACCTAACGCAATGTCGCCACGAGTGACTGCTCCAGAGTATCTTCCTTCCATCTTCACGAGTGATGTTTGTTCTAACTCAGGTACTTCTTTAATATCAACAAATTGCCAACCTTCTTGCATTTTTTTACCAATATATTTAAAATCGTCTTGACCTTTAAGAGTTATTCTTAACCATCCAAGAGTCATTCCTTCGCTATTGAAACGATTTACTATTGCATCAGGTATATGTAAGCTATCTTGTTCTTCAAACTGATAACTCATTTCTTCGTTAGTATTATTTTCTCTAAGTTCTGAACTACGTGTATTGATTCGTGTTTTCATTATTTACCTCCACGTTGCATATTTATTGTTGTATACTCACCATCAGCACTATTTGCTTTTAGTTTTTCTTGAGCATATTGTTCAAGGGGTATATTCCATTTGTTAGCTAATCTTACATCTTCTTTTGAAAGTTTAACTTTCTTATTGGAACTAGGAGTGCTACGTGTACCTCCTGCAACCACTTGAGCAGGTGACGTTTCCTGCTTACGAACTTCTTCAACCTCTTCAGTTTTATACTTATGAGGAAAAGCTTCTTTTAATCTAATATCTACTTCTGAATAATAATCATCATCAGTAGGATTAAAACCTTCTTCTTTTAAATCTGCATCTATTGCTAGAGCAGCAGCAGTTCTAACCTTATCTTTACCAAACCAATCATTTTTTTCTGCCCAACTTTGTGCCTTTGGGTCAGGAGTTGGTTGTTGTTGATATTGAGGTTGTTGTACTTGTTGTTGTTGTGTTTGTTTAACCTCTGGTTCTTTAAACTGCATCTTTGTTGCACTAACTGATTTTAAATCATTTTGTGCATCATTAAGAAACTCTTGAGCCTTTAATATTTTAGAAGTATCACCTTCTTCGTGAGCTGCTTGATAAGCACCTCTGGCTAATTCTAATTTATCTTCTAATTGTTTTTCAGTTGCATCTAAATTTAATTTACTTAATTTAGTAAATTCAGTATTTTGATTTTTAACTTTATAACTTAATTCTTCATTTTTACGAATTAAAGCATTAATTTGTTCTTCTCTTTCTTTTCTTTGTTTAATTAATTGCCTTATTCTTTTTTCTGCACCTTTAGTTTCAATACCTTCAAGTTCTTTTGGCTCTTCTTTTTTAACTTCAGGTTCTACTTTTTTAGGTTCTTCTTTTTCTACTTCAAATTCTACTTTTTCTTTTTCTGGTTCTTCTGTTTTAACTTCGTTCCAAGATTCTTCTTGCATTGTTTATTCCTTTTCGTTGCTAACGAGACATACGAGTTACGTTATACTTATTATTATACTATATTATTTTAAAGTATGCAAGTATTATTACACACTATGTTTAGATAAATTAAAGGTAGGGTCTAAAGTCTTAGGACTTTCTACCTTCATTATCACTTGGTCATCAAATAATAGTATATATTTTAAACTTTTATACTTTATCTTTTGACCTGCATGTTTACCATAACATACATAATCACCTACTTTACACCATGCTCCTTTAGGAAATTTATCTTTATCATTATAAGCTAAGTCTCCTAAAGCTACAACTTCTCCTACTGTTGTAAGATAAGCCATATCTTCTTTAGTTGAGTTAGGTAATAAAATACCACCTTTAGTTTTTTCTTTTATAGATACAGGTCTTATCAGAACATGATAACCTGGTAGTTCTGGTAAAACATCTGGATTAGCTTTATCTTCCTCAGAAATCCACATATCATTCTTAATAGATTTTGCTAAACTTACTTGTTGCATTATTCTTCTTCTCCTTCATACATTTTTTTTGTTATTGTTTTGATAACCTCAATAGACCATTCAATTCCTTGTATACGACCTACGAGTTGTTTATAATTAGCAAAGTTATCTGCTTGTCCATTTGCTAAATTAATTCTTAATAAGTTAAGCTCCTCGTCATATTTACGAAGAGCTTCATTAGATACTTCCATTTATCTTACTGGTCTGCAAATGCAGGTGGAGTAGTTGAAGTAACATTTCCAATTACTTGATAGTTTGTGCTATCAAGACCAATAAATGTTACATCAAAAGCAGCAGGTACATTTAATTGTAAACTACTATTAGAACTACCATTTGGATATACTGCAGCATTATCAGCATTAGTATCTAAATGCACAATATTACCTTTGTAAAAATTACTATTACCAGGTGTTATAAATATTGCATCAGTTGCATCAGTAGCTAAACCACCATAAACAAATCTATAAGCTACACCTGCTTCTGGTGCAGGAAGTGTATAAGTATTATCTTGTCCACCATCTGGTACTAAATTAATTCTACCACCATGAGTTGTATTTACAATAGTAATATCACCATCTGCTAATACTACAGGTGTAGCAACTTCACCTTTATTACCATAAGTAATATTTTCTGTTATTGCTCCTGTATCTGAATCTTTAGTTATTGATTTAAAACCACCTTCTGACCTTAATGGTCCACTAAAAGTTGTATTCGCCATAATTTATTCTCCTTAAAAATTATATCTATCGTCTTGGCTTGTCTGCTAGGGCAGTCGATAGACAATTAAAATCCCTAGTCGTTCTTTTCTTGTTTAGCATCTTCCATTATTGCTTTAGACATTACATCTAATAACTTCATGCTTCTTTGTCTATCATCTAAGTTTTCCATACTCATAACTTTTTCTAAAGATTGAGATCGTATCTTTTCTAAATCTATTTGAGTTTTTTGTTCTGCAATTTCTGACTTAGCTAATAAATCTAATAGCTTCATTGTTTCTTTACTTTGTCTATCAAGGTCACCTTTTTCTTTTTTCATCATAGCTGTTTGACCTGCAACTCCTGCATCCTTCATTAATTTAGCTTCTTCTAATTGTAACTTCTGAGCATCTAAAGTAGACTCCATAGAAAGTTTAGCTTCTTCCATTTTTAATTCTTTTTCTTTTAATCCTACTTCAGCTTGTTTTAATGCAACTAATTGTTGTTCAGGTGATTGTGCTTGACCCATAGCTTGATTAGCATTTAATACTTGTTGTGCTGCTTGAGCCATTGCCATTTCTGCTATTGAAGCAACCTGTGATTGTTCTGGTGGTAATTGTTCTAATCCCATTCTTGTAATACCATTAACTTGTTCTTGATATTTCATAACAGAATGTTCTTGTATATTAGATTCAAGTATTGGTCTAACTCTAGCCATAATAGGATTAGCACCATTTTGAGGGTCTTGTAAATAAGCCATCTTAGCTTGTATATGAGCATCATGATTTTGACCTTCAAATGCTTTTATTGGAATACCTTTTGTTGCTGCCATAATATCTGATATTGGGTCCATAGGTTGTGGTTCTTTTTTAGGAGGTAATATTTCTTCTATATTAGGCATATTAGCAGCATTTAATATTGTTCTATTTAATGCTTCTATATTAAACATACCAGGAGGTGATTGCTGTGCCATTTGGAGAGCCATTTGACTGAGCATCATTCTATGTGCATTAGAAGGAATGTTAGGGTCTGAGACAGGGATTACATCAACCCTTCCATCAAAATCTTTCTTAAACACATTCTGTTCAGCATAAGGAACTTCATATGGATACTCTGAAGGTAAATACTCATAGTCTATACGTGCAAGAATTTTAAACTCTTCCCTTTGGGATTTGTGTAATCTTTTATGTATAGCTGAAAAGAATTTACTTGAAGCTTCCAATAAAGCCATAGTTGTACCAACAGGTCCATAAGATGCTGCATCAGAAACAATTTGTTCTGTGCTATCAGCAAACTTTTGACCTGCTGCTGTTACGAAACCTAACATCTGAAATAAAGTAGAGGAAGGCTCTTTATAGGGGAGAGGAATAATTGCCTTGTTCAAATCTACTCCAGTTGCTTCTATTTCTTTAAATTCACCAGGACTGATTGGTTCATTATCACCAACAAGTCGTACACCTTTTGCTTTGAATCCTCCTGGTAGGTTTGCAAATTGACCTGCGTCTACTAGACTTCTCATAGCTGCAGTTGCAGTCATAGTAAGATTGCCTAGAAAGTGCATCAAGCCAAACCCATAAAATCCAAATCCAGGAACAAATCTGTAGTGGACAAAATGGGAAATCTTTTGTTGTTGTCTATCTTCTTTTTTATAGTTTCTTCTTATACTTAAAACAGTTCTAGATTGCTCTTCCACAGTAACAATGTAGGGAAGAGCATAGTCTTCTTCTATTTCAAGATAACAATGTTGTTCTAATAATGTATATTGTGGGTCACTACTTTCTGTAGGAGATAATCCTAATATTGTATCCATCTTTTCTGAGAAAGATGTAGGACTAGGATTAGTAGCTTCAGGTAATTCTACATCATCATAGATACCTGTACGCATATCTCTAGCTAAGTCTACAGGACTTCTATAAATAACATGTGTGTATCTATCTGCTTTACGTAAGTTAGAAGCATAGTATGAAACATAAAATTGGTCTATAGGAACAAATTCAGATACTGGTCTTTTTAAGTTAGCATCATAATAAACTTTTTTAAATGCTGAACCTATAAGAGGTAAATGAAATAACATTCTTTCAAACTCATCAAAGTATTCTGGCATTTGCTCAGTTACTTGATAGTTCATAAAATCTTTTACTCTATTAGATTGTAATTCTTTTTCAGGAGTTACCTTTCCTAATATTTGTGTTTTGATAGGACCATTACTTGGAAACATTTCCTGTATGGCTTTTGATTGAAACTTAACTGCTGATTCTATTAACATAGGATGGACAGCAGTACATGCACCTTCAAAAGGTTCACTTGCATCTTCTATCTTTAATCCTAATAAATCAAATCCTCTTTCAAACATTGACTCCCATTCAGCTCTGGAATCTTTGTCTGCTGTATAATTATTTACTGTATCTTCTGCAATTTGTATTAACGACTCTTCATCTAAGGTATCAGCTAAGTTACCATACCACTCTTGCGTTTCACTTTCAGGTTCCATCTCTATAGTGGTCTGAGTAAAGTCTACAGTAACTCCCCCATCTTCGTCTGGTTCGAAAGTAGGTGAGTCTGTTATCTCTTCAATTTGTTCTGGAAGTTGTACTACATTTGATATTGTTTCTTCTATTCTATCAAATGGATTTCTTTCTGTTGCCATTAATTATCCCCTGTTAATTCTTTTATTATAACACTAAGTTCTCCAGTATG